ACTGGCTGCCATCCTGCGCGAGCGCTACGGCAGCAGCGTCAGGGCCGACTGGCTCGATGGGGTGGGGTGCCATGCCTAACCCCTTTGTCCTGCTTGCCATTGCCTACCTGTCTGGCATTGCGTCCGTCTGGTTGGTGGCGGCGTTAATCCCACCCCGCCGCCGCCGCGGCAGCACCCCACCACCCCCAGGCCGCACGCCGGCGCCGCCGGCTGGGCCGCCTGAGCAGCCGCTGACGGCTCAGTTGATCCGGTATTGGACCTGGGAGCAGGAGCAGGTGCGGCGGGCATGGCTTGATCCGGCCCTTGGAGAGCCCTGGCCTGAGGATCACCAGCCAGCGCCACCGGCGGGGCAAGCAGCTCCCACTCTCCGATCAGCCGTGGAACGGTTGCTGGAAGCAACTGTTGGGTTAGGCGATGTTGACGACGCCGTTCGGTTTGGCCGCGCCGCATTGGATGCCGATGAACCACCGCAGGGCCGCAAGCGTGGCTTGTCGCCCTACGGATGGGGGCCACGCCAGCTGAACCCACCACCACCCGCCCCCGGAATGCGCCGTGAGTGGCTCTGGAGCCCGTCCCAGATGGCCGAGTGTGGCGGCCCATGCTGGGAGGCCCAGGATCCCCGCCGCTGCGACTGCGGGGCGCTGTGGCGGGATGTGCCGATCCGCATGGACGAGGGCCAGACCCAGCGCGGCAACGGCCACGGCGGGCCGACCACGCCCAAACCGCCGATCAAGCCTCAGCCCCACGGCGGCCACCTCGTCCGCGAAGGGCAACTGTGGGGCGGCTACCAGCCCCGCCCCCATGCCGGCACTCCCAGCCCGCCACCATCCGAACCATGACCGACCATTTCCCTGACGCCACGAAAATGGTTCCCACCTCACTCAGCCGCGCAGCGACCATGAGTAGCCCTTTCATTGCCATCCACTCCACCGGCGGCAGGATCGGCCGCTTCTGCTGGGTAAATAGCGACACACAGCACCCGCGTTGCTACGGCTACGTCATCGAAGCAGGCCGTCTGCGCGGATGGATCACCGGCGGATGGTGGGGCTCGACCTACCTGTGCTCACCTCATCCGGCCACGCCCGGGGAGGCGTGGTGATGCCTGACCCCGTGAGCCGCCCGGCGCATTACACAGCCGGACCGGTTGAGGTGATCGACATCATCGAGCAGGCTGCCAGCGATGCCCCGGGGCCCGTGCTTGCCGGCCTGCAATGGCAGGTCTTGAAATACCTGCTGCGCATGTGGCTGAAGGGCAATCCGCTGCAGGATGCCCAAAAGGCCGCTTGGTATCTCAACCGCTTGATCAGCCACCTGGAGCGCAATGACTGACCCCATCCAACCCCCCGCCCCACCCAGCCGCGCTGCCTTGGCGGCCGTGCTGGTTCAGGCTGCCGAAGGGGCGCCGCTGCTGGCGAATCGGCCGCCTATGGCCGGCTGGGCGCAGCGGGCTGATCTCGCGAACGGGTGGAGCCTGTGGATCCTGTGGATCTCCGATGACGAGATGGACTGCCTGTGGGACGCCACCGCCCCCGATGGCGCTCGCTGGACCTACGGCTGCGACCGCTGGCCCGATTGGGCCGCCGGCCCTGACGCCGTGGTGCTGGAGCCACTCACCCACCTGATCACCCCCCAGCAACGCGAGCAGCTGCAGCAGCGGCTGCTGGCCTGCAGCTGCTGGCCTGAGCCCGACCCGCTGCCGGTGCCACCGCCGCCAACACGGGAGCAGCTCGATGCGCTGTGGGACATCGAGGAGATGGCGTCGTGAATTGCCCGAAGTGCGACGGATTTTCCACCGTCATTTCCACCCGCGACGTTCTCAACATCCCCGGGGCCAGATGCCGCAGGCGTAAGTGCTGCAGCCCCATTTGCCGGCACCGCTGGTATGCCCTTGCCCCGGCTGAAATCGCCTTGCCTCATGATGCGGTGAACTGGTCTGGCTCGACGATCATCGTCAGAACGCAGCGCAAAGTCGTTGAGTGCATCGAAACGGGGGCAAAATACTCAACAGCAGAGGAGGCGGCATCGGCTGCTTTTGTTAGCCGCTCTTTGATGTATAGCGGGCTCAAGCAAGGCACTTCTATCGGAGGGCGGAGGTATAGATGGTCTAGCACTTCGTTGGACCATGCCACCTACATGGCCCGCGAAGAGGGTGCCGGAGGCACAACGGCCCCTGCGCAGAACGAGGAGCCCTCCGGCGATGCCACGCTATCAGGCTCAGGCTCATGAGCGCCACCACCACCGAAGCGATCGATGCCGCCCTGGAGCAGCTGCTGCAGGCCGTTGCTGAGGAGACCGCCGGCCACCGGAGCACAACACAGCTGCTGGCTGACGCTGAAGCCCGGCTGGCCCAGATGGAGGTCGATTGCGCCGAGGCGATCGAGGCCTGCTGCACCTTGGCAGAGAACCGCATCGCCGCCGATCGCCAGGAGGCCGAGCAGCGGGGGCAGCTGATCGAGCGCACCTGGACCCTCGGGTTGATCGGGTTGATGCTGGAGGGGCTCCAGGATGGCGGCGCCGCCGCGGCCTCGCTGCAGAGCCTGCGGCGCATGGTGGAGGAGGGGCCGATAGAGGTCGGGGTGCCGGGCTCAGAGTTGGTAGGCTGAGCGGGTGCCCGTGGGTGGGCCTGTCGAACGACTGACCCCGGCCACCGCTACGGGCCGGGGTTTATTATTGGGCGGGCGGCCGGGCCTTCGGTACCGTTTCAGATCGCCCCCAACGAAACGATCACGGCTCCCGCCTTGCGGTTGGGGCCGACCCGGCCGCCCGGGTGATGGTAAGGCAGGCATGAAAAAGCCCCCGGGTGACCGGGGGCAGGGGGGGGGCTGGTGGATCAGTGAGTCTGGGAGCAGACCACAGCGATAGTGGCGTTTTCAAAATCGGGAAAGTCAGCTGCGAACTTTTGGGCAGCACGCTCGCCGGAGACACCGGGGAAGCGGGCAAGCTCTGCGGAGAGCCATGGCTCGGAAGCGCTGCGGAGGAGAACGCGGTACTCGATGGAGGTGGTCATGTCTGGCTTGTTGGTGGTGGAGGCCCTCGCCTCCGATGCCCATAGTGTACGGCATAGCGTTAGGTATGGCAGGGGTCTGGTCGGCCAGTTCACAGATTGTCGCAATCGCTGGCAGGCATGAAAAAGCCCCCGGACATCCGGGGGCAGTGGGGGTCAGATCACCCGGCCGTTTAGCAGCCGGGTGCGGTGGATGCCGCTGTCGATGCTGCAGAACTCCTCAACGGGCTTGGCGGCGCTGATCTGGTCTCTCAATTGGCGAACCGAAGCCATGGCTTTCTCCCACTCTGCCTCCCAGCTATTGGCGTTGTAATCAATGGCATTGACGACAGCCTCGGCGGCTTTGAGCTGGGACTGAAGGGCGATGGTGGCGGTTGTCATGTCTAGCTCGTGGGTGGTGGAGGCCCTCGCCTCCGGTGCACCTACTGTACGGCATAGCGTTAGGACTGGCACCCCCACGGGTGGCCAGTTCACATAACGTCATGCGGCACGGCGCCTAGCCCTGCTCTGCCGCACTCGCTCGACATTGGCCGCCCTGCCCTCTGGAGTGAGCCGGATCCAGCAGCGGCAGCACAGGGCGCCATGGGCGCCACGGGTGTTGCGCCCGCAGGCCTGGCAGGTGAGCGGCTGCCAGGGGATGCCAGCTTTCTGGCGGGCGTACCAGTCCCGCTGGCGCTGGGCGTTGGTGGGGTCAGGCATGGGTCTTTTCCAGGATGTCAGCACCGCAAGCTGGGCATGAAATCTTGGCCCGCTGCGTCATTGTCCAGGAATCCCATGCCGACATGGATTCGTCATAGGTTCCATCTTCACGCCACCAGTGTTTTTGATCAGGAAAAATTAGCTTGTTAGCGTCAAGCACAATGCCGCAGTTGTCACAGCTTTGTAGGTTCATGGTCGTTGGGGATTGGCGGGGTCAGGCATCAATCAGAGATTCCAGGCTGGGCACAATTCGGCGGCCCAATCCCAACATGCCGCCATCACCTCGCCAAAGCGAAGCACGTCATGCCTGCCGCAACCGTGAAGCATTACGCGGTCTTGCTCATCAAAGTGCCAGTTACTACAGCCGTCCCACTTTACTTCTCCATGTAAATAAGGTTCAGCTTTTTTAATGCAATCTACTGGGTCGGGATGGCTAGGGGCGCCCGCTTTATGCCACAAGGGCATATCATAAACTCCGGGAGTAGCGCCTTCTTGCCACGCTTCAATGTCGTAAACAATAAAATCAACATGATGCGTGTAAATTGTAGCGCAAACCGTAAAGCCTAGATCTGGAAAGTGTTTGGGTTGCGGAGTTGTGGTCATGGCTAGGGTACCGATGGAGTCAGTCATGGAAGGATCGCTTCAACTTGTCGAACAAAATCCACCGCCAGTCGCTCAGCGAAGGGGCGGAAAGCTGCCGCTCGTTCTGCGTCAGCCTTGAACACTGCTGCCAGCGCCAGCGCCGCTGAGCTGTATGGCCGCCTGGCCTTGATCTTGCGCCCTCTGGCGCGGCGTGCGCGGCGTTTGCGGCCCAAAGGGGCACCTCGCTCCGCCTCAAGGATCTGGCGAGCGATTGGCTCAAATGATGCGATGGCTGCCTGTGCGCGGCGGGCGGCTTGGCCGATGGGGGCCAATGCCGTTGCCAGCGCACTGGCGGCGGCGTTGGCCCGTTCCACGGCTTCGGCAAAAGCTCTCCTGGATTCGATCCGTTCTCGGCTCCAGCGCTCTGAATATGTTTCAATCCTGCCGCCGCTTTCAATCGCAGCAATGATTCTTTTTTGATAGGGCTGCAGGGAACCAGTGGGTTCAGGCATCGTCAATCTCCACCATGGCGGGCCAGTTGGGCATCAGTGAGTCGTAGGCATTCGACAGGGCCGAGCGGAGTTCGGCGGTGGCGATCTCAACGGAGCCGCCCTCAACGGGCCAGCGGTGGATGCCGTTGCTGATCAGGGTGGCGGCGAGGATGGACTCGACAGTGGGAGTAGTGGTCATGGCTGGATCGTGGGTGGTGGAGGCCCTCGCCTCCGATGAACTAATAGTAGCGCATAGCGTTAGGCATGGCACCCCCACGGGCGGCCAGTTCACAAATCGTCGCAATCACGCCAGTAGCCGCCGCACCTTCCAGCGGTTGCACCCCAACCGATCGGCGATGAGCCGCTGAGACAGGCCAGCGCGGCGCCACCGGCGGGCCCGGTCGCGATCGGTTTCGAGGATCCAGGCGAGCAGGAGAACAGGGAGCAGCAGCAGGGCCAGGGCCCAGGCCGTGAGGCAGGTGGTGGTCATGGTGGGAAAAGCTGTGGAGATCGGGAGGGGGCAGCGCCCGCGCCTCTCGATGGGATCAGCCTACCCCGGATCTTGCCCAATGGGCTAAGATCCGGGAGCACGCACCACCCACCCCACCACGCATGCACCCCCCGTCCACCGAACTGGCCTTGAAGCGGTTCGATGCCGATGCCGCGTTTAGCGCGGCGCTGGCCGAGTTTCAGGAAGGCCCACCAGAGGGCACGATCATCGCCGAGGCCCGTCGCGCCGCCGACCACGGCATCAGCTGGTTTGCCCGGCCATCAGAGCCCGGCGTCGTTGAAGTTCGCCTTCGCCATGCCGGCGGGGCCGAGATCAGCGCCGAGGGCGAATCGATCACGGCCCTGCTGGCTGGACTGCTGGGGCACCCGCTAGCCCAGGATATCGGCGTGATTGCCGCCGCTCAGGCTGCCGAGCCGGAGCAGGAGGAGGCTGGGCTTGAGGAGGCCCTTGCCGTGGCAACCCAAGGCAGCCCCTACAAGGCAGCGCTGATCACCTCCCCCGCCCGGGCCGCTGCATCTGCTCAGGCTGCGGCAGTGGATGAGGTCAATGCCCGATCAAAAGCCTTTATCGAGGCTCATGGCTTGATCGAGACCAAGGGCGCCGGGGCTGCCCTGGCCGCTGCTAAAGCGGCGGCGGCTGCCGAGCCGGAGCAGTTGCAACCCGTCACAGGCGCGATGGTCGCCGCGTCATTGGCGGCGGCGGTCGGCGAGTCGTTGGCAGCAGCCGTCGCCGCGTTACCCCCCTCCCCCGCCCAGGCCGCTGCTGAGTCCCTGGCCGCCGCCACCGGTGGCGCGGTCGTGGAGGAGGAGCCCGACGAGGCCGAGCGCCTGCGACTGGCCGTGCCGCTCACCGACGAGCAGAAGGCGGTTTGCGTCGACATGATCAAGGCCTTGACGCCTGACCAGCGCAAGGCCTTCACGATCGCCTTCCGTCACGCCTTCCGGGTGCCTCGGGAAGAGAAAGCGATCGCCCCGTTGATTGCCGAAGTCCGACACATGGAGTTCTGTGATCGCTGGAGCGTTGAAAACGCCGGCGGAGTGGCACCATGACCCGCCAGCAAAACCGGGCCCGGCTCACCCAGGCTCTCGACCTAATCACCCTGACGGCCGACAGCTATCAGGCCGATCTGCAATCCAGGCTCGCCGGGGGCCTGGGCGAAGGCATCATCGGCCCGATCGGGATGGGCTCCATCCTTGCCCTGAGCCGCGACACTGACACCCTGGAGCGGATCCAGCGGGAGCTGGTCGCCCTGCTCGATAGCCGCCCGCTGCGCCCCCTGCCCAGCGCCGGCACTGCCCCGCCAACTGCCGCATGAGCCAGGCTGATCAGACTCCCAAGCCCAAGCCGCGGCGCCCCTCCTTGCCGGCCCCCGATGGCCCGACGGTCAGCTATGGCCGGCCGGTCTATGGCAGGCGGCAGAAGCCGGCCGAGGACACCGTTGTGGTCATGGTCACTCTGCGACAGGACAGCGCCGCTGCCGTCCTGAATCTGGTCCAACGCCACAACATCAGCCGCGCAAGCGCGGCCCACCACCTGGTCCGCCTTGGTGCGGGTCTTGAACCTCTTCGCCCCCTCGATTGAATCCCATGGCATCCGAAACTTTCTACAGCCCCAAGGCTCCGGTGCGTTATGCGCATCTTATTAAGGCCGACGAATACGAAGGCAAGTGGTCGTACTCCTGCGAACTGGTGCTGAGCAATGACGACCCGGCTCACGCTGCATTCCTGGAAAGGCTTGAGGCTGAGTTCGTGGCGTTGCATGGCGCCAAGAAACCCCGCAGCAGCAAAGGCACGCCCTGGAAGCCCGACAAAAACGACGCCAGCAAAACGGTCGTCAAGTTCAGCGCTAACCGCTTCACCAATGACGACGGCACCTTTAGCAAGGGTCCTCGGATCGTGGACGCAAAGAAGAACGCATGGGATGGCAGCTCCATTGGCAACGGCAGCATCTTGATTGTCGGCTTCACGATCTATCCGTGGGCCAGGTCCGAAGGCTGTGGAATCATGCTGCAGCCGAAAGCCTGCCAAGTGGTGCAGTTCGTCCCCCGCGAGGACATGAGCGAGCAGGTAGCCGAAGGCTTTGAAGAGCAGGAGGGCTACAGCGTGGCCGCCGCCCCCGACGGCTATCACGACGAGTTCGCCGACGAGCCGGAGTTCCTCTTCTGATGGACGACGCCATCATCAGCGACATCGTCGAGGCCGCCCGATCTCAGCCGCCTGAGCTCCAAGGCCGCTGGATTGCCGAGCGGGCCATCCGCACGCAGCGGGCAGCTGACGCGGCGGTCTCAGATCAGGCTCTCGAGGCTGAGTTCGACGCCTGGTACAAGATCAAGTACGGGCGGCTGCCGGGCTTACTCGACATGGATTTGGCGGTGGTCTGGGGCCGCCACCTGCTCAGCGGGGTGCGCCATGCGTGACCCCATCGCCACCCGCACCCCTGACGCGGCGATTGCCAGCCCAGACATGGAATCCACCTACCAACGGCGGTGCCTGCGCGAGGGCTACTGGCGATCGTCGATCCTCTCAACCCGGGCAGGCAGGGCCGCTGCCCGACTGCTCCGCAAACTCATAGGAGGCCGCCGCCATGCATGACGAATTTGCGACTCAGTTTGCCATGACCATTCTGCTGGCCATGACCGCCCTGGCGGTGGGACTGCTGTTTCATTCCAGCCTTGCGGCGTTGCTGTTTGCCTTCGGCCTGGCCGTGGCGGCGGTGCTGGTCTGCCCCTCGCCGCCCTGAGCATGCCCTCCCCCGGCGGCGACGACATGATCGCCCACTGGCTGGGGCAGGCCGGCCAGATTCCACTTCTCACCGCCGCCGAGGCCATCCACCTCGGCGGATTGGTGAGGCGGTGGCAGGACTGGGAGCCCAGCCCTGACGAGGCCCCTGCAGCAGTCCGCCGCCGGGGTCTCCATGCCCGCGATCGAATGGTGTCGGCCAATCTGCGGCTGGTTGTGTCGGTCGCCACAAAGTGCTTTCGCCACGACGCGCCCCTGATTGATCGGCTCCAAAGCGGCTCGATTGGGTTGGCGCGAGCGGTTGAGAAGTTTGATCCTGCCAGGGGTTACACGTTCTCGACCTATGCGTTTTGGTGGATTCGCCAGGCGATCGACAGGGGCGAGCTGGACGAGAAGACGATCCGCCTGCCCGGCCCTGCCCATGCCGCTGTCCGGGGCCGCCGGAATGGGGCATGCCCCCCTCACCTGCTGGAGGCCGCCCTATCCGTGGCCTCCCTGCTGTCGCTGGATTCGCCGGTTCCTGGGGATGACCGCGACCTGGGCGAGACGCTCGCCGCGCCGGCACCGGATGCAGACCTTCATGCCGACGAATTGCGGGAGCGCATGGCGCGCCTGGACCCCATTGAACGGCAGCTGATCACGGGGCGCTGGCTGCAGTCTCCGCCTCTGTCCTGTGACCAGCTGGCAGCGTTGGCAACGGTTCCGCCTTTGGCCCCCGTTTCCATTGCAAAGGCAAGGAGCATCCTCAATCGGGCGGTGCGCAAGCTGCGCGAGGGGGTGCCACCGGCGCCGGCACCGCCGCCGCCGCCGCCGCCGCCGGTGGTCACGTTGCCCCCGTCGCAGCCGGGGGGGTGCTGCCAGTTGAGTCTTGAGCTTTCAATCCTGAACACATGATCACCCCTCGCGCACCTGACACACCACCACCACCCGACCAATGAGCGACACCCTTAAAGCCATCACACTCGGCCTGATACTGCTGGAAGCCTTCCTCCTGGGTATCTGGGCTCACAGCCTGTGGATCAGGGGAGGTCGCCAGTGATCCCCTGTCCCGAATGCGGGGCCGTTGGCCACCGGGTCATCGAATCCCGCTACCAACTCAAGGCACAGGCCAAGCGGCGCCGCTGCGTCTGCAAGGCCTGCGGGCACCGGTTCAACACGCAGGAGCGGGTATGGTCCGGCAAGCTGGCGCCAGGGCCCGAGCCTGAGCCCGTGGCATTCACCCCGCCGGGATTTGAATCCAGCCTGGCGGAGCTGCAAGAGTCGTTGCGCAAGGCCACCACAGCGGCGCAACTGGTTTCGTTGTCGTCTGGTCATCCCCCAGGGGTCTCCATTACATTCGATGATTCGGTGCCAATCGAGCAGCTTGATCTCCGCACGGCCCGCGCCTACAACCTCCTCAAGCGGGCACGGATCAACACCGTGGGCCACCTGCTGACGCTCACCCCTGCAGACCTGATGGAGATCCGCCGGTTCGGTGCCGCGTCGCTGGCCGATGTGGTGATGGCCCTGGATCAGCTGGGGTTGGAGCTGCGGGACTCAAGCTCTTAGCCTCCCAATCCCAACCCCCGCAGCCACCCCGGCAAAGCTCCGCGATCTGAACGCTCCAGCGCCGGCCCCGCCGCCGCCGGTGGCCACGTTGGCCCCATGGCAGCCGGAGGAGTGCTGCCAGTTGGACCTCAGTCTTTCGACTTTGAACGCATGACGTTGGCCGCACCCTTCCCCTACTTCGGCGGCAAGCGTCGAGCAGCGCCCCGGATCTGGGAGGCCCTTGGGGATCCATCCGGCTATGTCGAGCCCTTTGCCGGATCGGCTGCTGTGCTACTGGCTCGGCCGCCATTCAAGGGCCGGCGGGTGGAGACGCTGAACGATGCAGACGGCTGGCTGGTCAACACCTGGCGAGCGATTCAACTCAGCCCTGATGCGGTCGCGGCAGCGGCCTGGGGGCCCGTCGCTGAGATCGACTACCACGCCCGGCTGGCCTGGTTGCAGGCACGGCGCACGCCCGACCTGGTGGCGTGGATGGAGGGCGACCCCGAGGCGCACGACCCCAAGGCCGCCGGGTGGTGGCTCTACGTGCTGGCCTGCGGCATCGGCGACCCGTTCGGGCCTGGCCCGTGGCGGGTGGTGGATGGTCACCTCCGCAAGCTCCCCCACCTTGGGAATGCGGGGCAGGGCGTGAACCGTGAGCTGCCGCACCTTGGGGATGCGGGGCGGGGCCAGCTGGAGGGCTACATGCGTCAGCTTGCTGATCGTCTCCGCCGCGTGCGCATCACCTGCGGGTCATGGGAGCGGGTGGTCAAGCCATCGGTCACCCGCAGCGGCACCGGCGGCGATGGCACGCGGGCGATCTTCTTGGATCCGCCCTACGCCACATCAGGCGATCTCTATGCCGAATCATCCGAGGGTGTGGCCCTGGCCGTGCGCGAGTGGTGCCTGACCGCACCGCGTGATCTGCGGGTGATCCTCTGCGGCTACGACACCGAGCACGATGCCCTGCTGACCCACGGGTGGAGCGTCACCGAGGGCAAGGCGGGCCGAGGTGCTGGCTACAGCGTCAACCCCACCAATGGCCGCCGGGAGCGGCTTTGGCTGTCGCCTGCGTGCATCGGCAGCGAACAGGCGAACCTTTTCACCCTCCCAGCCCCAACCCCCGCAGCCACCCCGGCAAAGCCCCACGATCTGAGCGCTCCAGCGCCGCCACCTGGGCTTCCAGCTCCAGCAGCCGCCCCAGCTGCCGTTTCAGGGCCTGCGCCCCGTTCAACTGGGCCGCCAGACTGAGAACGAGTTGCCGCTCGAGCTCGTCACGCGAAAGCTGCGGCACCGCCCGCCGCGCCGCCTCGAAATGGCAGGCGGCTGATGGACTCACGTCGGGATCGAGCCACACAGATTCGCCCTCAACCATGACCGAAGCAGCAGCTCAGCATTTCCAGTCTGATGACGCCATCCTCCGGGCCTCGGTGGACGATCAGGGCGGCTGCTGCTGGGAGCTCTGCGCTGCTGCCGGCTGCCTGCGGGATCGCAGCAGGTTGGAGCTGATGCGGCGATGGAATCAACGGCCAGCCTCCTGCCAGACCGACACGTAGACGGCCCCCATCTGGGCAAGGGGGAGCACCCGATCCCTGAGGTCCTTGTTGTGCATCCGAATGCACCCGAGCGTGGGATGGAGCGGCTGCAGCGGCAGCCAGGCGCCAGGCCATCCGCAGGCGGTGCCGCCCCCGTGGATCATGATCCCGTCCCTGCCGTCCCGGCTGCCTGGCCCTTCCTGCCCCTCGAGGCCTTCCAGGTCAAACGAGAACCACCCGTAGGAGCGGCGATCAATCGAAAACGTGGCGGTCGGATCGGCTTCGTAATCCCGATAAATGGCGCCGACTCGATACAGCCCCGGCGGGGTGTCGCTGCTGCGAGAGCTCCAATCTGTCTCGGTTGACTGACCCCGCGCCAGGGCTGCCACCTTCCACAGCTGCTGCCCCCGGTGATCGAATGCGGCAATCGTCTCGGCCCGGTCATCCATCACGAGGTGGTGATCGCCGGCCTTCATGTCGGGCCGCATCTTCGGCCCCACCAGGCCAACCCGCTGAGGCTCGGCCGGCGGTGAGACCACCACCACCGGCGCCGCCGGACTGCCCGTGGCCCTCCAGTCCGCCGTGAATGCGCGGCGCTGCTCAGGCGTCAGAGCCTGATCCAACGCGGACAAAGCAGCCAGCTGATGGGGCAGGGCCTGGCCGCGCTTGACCAGCTCCTCGGCGGCGGCGCGGACTGATGCGGTGGTGTTGGCCATGGGAATCACCCAACAGGGACAAGGGAAGCGGACACATCAAACAGGCCCCCGCCGCGGGGGGTCTCCTCCGGAGGGCCGCTGTAGCGCCACAGGAACCCGGCGGGCACCACGTCGGTTTGGCTGCTGTGGGTGCGCCACAGGTGCGGCGGGATGGTGAACAGGCGCACGGTGCCATGGGTGGCGAAGTGGTCGGATATCTGCCGGGCCTTGGTGAGGCTGATGGCCACGAACCGCAGGGGCAGGGGCGCATCAACCGCCAGCAAGCCATGCAGAAACCGGGTTTCGTCGCCGTTGCTGAACGCGGCCCGGCTGATCGGATGCGACCCCAGGTCGTAGGAGCGCTCCAGCGGCTCGATAGAGGGGAAGGCGGCCATCAGACGGGGGCTGGGAGGGGGATCTCCCAGGTTGAGGAGTTCCAAGTCATGGTGCTGGCGCTGCTCACGAGGTCGGTGCCGTTGTCGATGCAGCACACCAGCTCATCGGCGTTGCTGGCGCCCCCGCGGCCCCTGTAGACGATCAGCTTCCGCGCCGTGATGCTGCTGGATGGCCAGCTCGCGGCGCCAATCGTGAGCGTCAAAACGTGCGTAGTGGTGTTGAGCGATTGGGTGATGGTGATCGCCGCGCCGCCGGCGGTGTAGCCGGTCCCGCTGACCTCGTTGGTGACGTCCGATCGCTTGGCATGCGTGGCGCGGTTCTCCGTGTAGCCGCTGGTCACCAGCATGGCCTTGTAGGAATGGGAGGTGTTGGCCGCTCCGCTGAACACGTCGGCCAGGAAGCTGTCATAGGTGATGCTCGCCATTCAGCCTCGGGAGTTTGAAGACAGGTTAGGCATCGGGGAACGGCGCGGTGTTGGGAGTGACGGTGAGTGCAGCTCCTTTTGTCACCCTTATCTCTTCAAGGTTTCCGTTTGTCACCCAGACGTAAGTCCCTGCGCCATCATTTTGGCCGCCAATAGCTAAAACATCACTACTGCTTCGGATATTGCCGCTAATATTGCCGCTTGCGATCGGCACCGATGGGCCATTGTAAAGACTAATTGTGTTTCCAGATCGCGCTACGGTAAAATCATACCAGGTATTTACAGACAAAACAGGGCCGCTGGTTATTGTTTGAGATGTTCCGCTGCTGTCTTTCCATTCAAAGTAAAGGGCGCCACCGGTTATCAAAAGGCGCCACGCCCCTGTAGAGTCAGCCGACCATACGTTTATAATTGACTGATTCGTTGAAACACTAGAAAACCTAGCAGATGCTTGTATTGTAAAATTGCCCGATTCAAAATTAAATCCACCCGATGCCGTTGAGGCAGTGACCCTGTCCCCGTTTGTCCCGCTGAACGATGCGCTGGCGCCGCCATATCTGCTTTGCGCCGTGGAGATCTTTGCATTTCCAGCAGCTGTAAGCGTAATTGCGTTGCTACTGCTATCCGCGAAAACAGTGGAATCGTTGCTGCCGTCGCAATGCAGCAAGATTGACACTTGCGAGAAAGGTGGGTTTGCTTGCGGCTTTAACGTAGTCTGAGTGGTAACCCATGCCGCTCCCGCCCCGTAGACGATCCCACTGCTCCTGCCCCCCGGCGTGAACACCGTGGCCCCGGTCCGCCAGGTCTTCCCAGGCACCACCACCAGCCCCCGCGGCTCGCAGCGGAACTCACATTGCACCGTGAAGCAATCTAGATGTTGGTCCACCACCTGGGGCCGGCTGGCATAGAGCCAGGCGAACCCAGCCGGAGTGAGATCAGCGGCTAAGGTGGTGGCGCCAAACCCGAACGAATCGAAGCCCGACCGCTGGCCCCGGTAGTGGGCCAGGATCGCTAGGTAGTCGGCCTCGGTGATGTTCACGAACGACGGCCGCCATGCTCGCCCGATCTCCGCCGACCCGTGCCGGATGCGCGACTCTGAGCCGTTCAAGCTCGTGTGGGCCGTGGCCGGCCATGCGCCGGGGGCGATCGGGGCCTCGGATGGGATCAGGGAGGGGAACTGCGCCATGGTCAAACGGGAATGTCAAGGCGGGTGCCAGGGACAAGGCCCCAGTTGTCAAGTCCCATCAACCATGGGTTGGCATTTTGAATGTCATCGGCCCGACTGGGTGTGCCGTACATCTTCTCTGATATCTTCCGCATGCTGTCGCCTTCTACGACCGTGTAAATCTTCCGAGGCGGCGTAGGCGCGTCAGGCGTACCGTTGGCCAGCTTGCAGGTAAAGATGGCGGTCCAGTCCAGAGGGAAGTCAGGCGTGCCGCTGGGGCTCTCAGGCAGCGCCACAAGAGAACTAATATCCGCCGATTGAGATGAAGGCGGGCCAGACTCAGCCCCTAGCCAGCCAAACCAGGTAACCTTCCAAGGGTAAAGAACCCAAGACCAAACGTTGTAAGGACTGCCGCCAGAGGTAATCATGGGGAGCGACATCCCGGTATAATATAAATCAGTGCTAACGCCAATACCAAAGATAACACCCCCCCCGCTGATAGCGCCGGTCACCCTATGCAAACCGTTCGGGCAGCGAGGATCACCGCCTTCTGGGTGCCCCCCTGGGCTGGGCGGGAGCGGGCCGCGGCCGGTGGCGTATTGCGCAGCGCCATCGGTGCCGGGGAGCGGCGGGGAGTCGGTGGGCTTGCCGCCGCCGCCGTACGGGTCGGTGCCGACACCCCCGCCCCCGCCGCCGTACGGGTCGGTGCCGACACCCCCGCCCCCGCTGCCGCCCCCGCTACTGGCGCCGCCGAACGGCGTCCCGCTGGTCGTCTTGGCCGGCACACTCGTGTCGGACGCGGCCCCCGGCAGATCGCAGCTACTGCCGGTGCGGTTGCTGGGCAGGATCGTGCCGGTCCCCACCGCAGCGGCCACCGCCAAGGCGATCAGGCTTTGACGTCCAGAGTTGACCGGGAAATGCGACAGGCTCAGGGTTTCCTCTCCCGAGAGATTGTGGCCCTTGCTTTCGACCACGTAGAGGCGATTGATCACGCTGGCGGGCTCCCGACTGGTGGTCACCTGCAGGTAGATCTGAACAATGTCCCCCTCGGCAATCGCGCCGGTCTGGTTGCCAGGCTTGAGCACCACCGAAGCGGTGTGCGTCGAGAGGGTGCGGCGGGTAAATCTGTAGGCACCCACCTTGGCCGGGTGGTTTTCGCTGGTGGCGTACTGACTCAGGTCGTGCTGCTCCGGCGGGCCTGGTGCATTGGGATCCCCGACAATCAGCGTCCGCGCAATCGGCACATCCGTGTCATCGTGCTGTTGGCGCCAGATCATTGACAGCGGGACGGGCCTGCTGCTGGCTGCATCGCTGAAGCTGATTTGATAGGTCTCGGGCTTGATCGCCGCTTCGGTAAGCACCCATGCCGGCGTGATCGCCGTCGTCTTGATCGTCCCGTCGCCGTTCGTGGACACCAGCGGCCGGAGCCCGAACTTCCCGCCCACTCTGGTCTCGCGCAACAGGAAATCCGGCAGGATCTTGATCAGCCAGTCCCCCAGGTTGGCGCTGCTGCTGAACTCGCCGTTGCACCAGAGTCCGTTGGCCTCGGTGAACTGGGCAGCGGCAACGAACGAGGGGAAATCGATCATCGCGTCCGGCACCTGGCTCGACCGCTGCAGGGCCCAAAGCATCAGGTCAGCGATGTTGTCGGAGCTGTCAACTGCGGAGTCCAGCAGCCGCCCGCGCTCCACGATCGTGCCGCCGCGAAGGAAGACGTTCCAGCCGGTACGCCAGTCGTCGGACCCGCCGGGGACGGTGACGCCAGCCTCGAAGGTGCTCAGCCCCAGGTAATTACCCCCGCCTCCCGTATAGTTTGAAAACGTGGGCACCGTATAGCCGGTCTGCGCAGTGGCGAGGTTGCCGGGGGCCCATGATCCGGCGCGTTGGTTGTAATTCTGCGAGAACGATCCGATCCGGCATTCACCCAGCCGCACATCCCGGCGCTGAATATCAGGGATGCGCCCATCACCCAACACCATGTGATAGCGGCTGGTGACCGTCGTGGCCGTGTTCTCGAACCTGGCTTCGGTTGCCTTGGGGAACACCAGCACGCCGCCGACGTTGCCGCGGCGCCGGCCCCAGATCACGGGGATGGGCTCACCCACGACCATGGCAGCCTGGGGCACCTGCAGCGGCGAGTTGCCAGCGGCTGCGGCGACGTTGGCGGGCGGGGGGAGGTCGCCGGATTGGGCGGCGGTGGCAGTCGGGATCGCCGCTTGGGCAATGCGAGCGCCGACGAAGACCGATGCCTTGGCCTTGCTGGTCGGCCTTGGCGTCTCGGATCGACTTAGCACAGCTCCTGGATATTTCATAACCGGCAGGGCACCCCGATCAGCGCCGTGGTGGCGGTCACCGGCGGGAACTGCGCACCGATCGGCGACAGGGCGGACCCCAGCCGCCAGGTGACCTGCGTCAGGTTGCCGGACGCTCCGATCACCTGGCCGATGCAGCTGGCCGCCAGGACATAGCCGCTGGCTGGTGGGGTGGAGCCGGCCGCCTCCTCATCGAACTGGATCACCCGCAGCTGCGCCACCCAGGCGCCCGCCAGGGCCTGCTCAGTCAGTTGCAGCACCGACGGCACCGCGGGCAGGGTGATGCTGGCCTGATCGCCCACAGCCTGGCCGCTGACGAGGCCTGCCCAGTCGAGCTGTTGATAGGTCCACGTCCGGCTGTCCCACGACACGATCTGATCGATCCAATAGCTCTGCCAGCGGTTGGTGATGGAGCCGAACCCATCGCCGATCTCCATGAACGCAGCTTGCCCGGTGGCCATGCTCAGGCACCCCGCAGCGCCATGCGGCCGGCGGGGGTGGCCAGCTGCCCCAGGATCCCGGCGGCCAGGGCCTGCATGCCGGCCTGGAAGTCCTGCATGGAAACGGTGTCGCTGCCATCGGGCAGCCGGTGGATCGGGCCGGTCTGGATCGGAATGCTGATGCTGGTGGGGGTGGAGCTCCCCCGGCCGCCGCCGGCCCTCGTGTGATCGATCACGGTCTCGCGGGGGTGCAACATCGCCATGAATCCGCCCTTGCCGTCGAGGCCGCCGGTGCGGGGGGCGCTGCCGGTGTAGCCGCCGCCGGCATAGGTGGGAACCAGCTCACTCACGCTGCCGCCGGCCGCCGTGGTCCTCGTGCGGTACTGCTGGCCGCCTACAGATCCACCCGCCGGATTGGTGTTGCTCAGGTATTCATTGCCAATGGACCGCACCTGATTGCTGGCATTGCGGGATTGGATCTCAGCTGCCTGCGCAGCGGCCCGAGCTTGATACACCATTAGGTTGTACTGAGCGTCAGCAGCGCGCATCTTTTGATCTGCAATATTGCCGGCGGCGACGAACTCTCGATCGGCGGCATTAGCCGTTTGTTTGGCAATAGCCAAGCCCCTTTCCATCTCGGCTATTCGCCTGACCTCCGCATCAGTGCCCTGACTCATTGCCCTAGCGGTTGCCAGCGCCGCGTCAGCCTTCCGTAGCTCCGCCCATGCTGAACGGCGCTTCAGGTCGGCGATGGTCACCTCTGACTTGATCTGCGCCGCGGCAGCGTCTTTCTGCAGCCTGGCGCCGTCCAGTTCCAGTTTCATAATCTGGCCGATGATCGCCATCTTCTGGCTGTCGGTGGTGGCCTGGCCAAGCTTGATCTTCAGGAGTTCTTTGGCCGTATTATTGATGGCCAGCTCTGCGGTGTTGGCAGCGCTGCTGAGCTTTTGATTGAGATCGATTGCCTGACCAGTGGCGTTGATGGTGTTGAGCATGGTCTGATAGCCGGCGTTGCTCTGATCGATAGCAGCATTAAACGCCTCCTGCTGCAGCTTGGCGTTTTCGATGGGTGGCGCAACGCCCTCGGCTTCCGTCTTGGCGCCGGTCATCTTGGCTGCCAGCTTCTCGGCCTCCAGTGCTGCGGCAGCGGTCGAATCCCCAGCGCCCTTAGTCGCCTCGTTGATGGCCAATACAGCCGCAGTGGTAGCGCCTGCGGCAACTAGCAGCTTGGCCCAGCCCGCCGGACCGCTCAGCGCAGTTAGCGCAGCCTGGGCAATGGCCGCGGCCTTCACGGCCTCAGTCAGCAGCTTGTAGGCGCCAACCACCACACCGAGCCCAAGCACCCACGGGCCCAGCGACTTACCAATGCCAGCAATGGTTTCGATGGTCTGCCTGATCGGTTCCCGGTTGGCCACGATGTAATCCCGGAACCCGATGCCAACCTTCGAGATCCAATCCACCGCGCTGCTCAGGTACGGCAGCAGCTGGTTTGCGATCTCCATGCCGATCTGGCCGAACACCGCTTTCGTGGCTGCCAGGCTGTCGTTATAGGCGTCGGCCTTGTTGGCGAACTCCGTGCTCATCGTGGCGGCCAGTCCCTCGATTGCCTGGCGGCCTTCGTTCAGCATCGGGATCATTTCGGCCCCGCCCCTGCCGAACAGCTGCACGGCCAGGGCCGCCTTCTGTGCGCCATCCGGTATCTGCTGGAAGCGCTCAGCAACCTGGAGCATCACAGCGTCGGCATTTTGCAGCTTCCCGCTGGCATCAACTGCGCTGATGCCCAGGGTTTGCAGCGCTTCGGATGCGGGCCCTTTGCCGGTGGCGGCAGCTTCGGCCATGCCACGGCTGAGCCTGACCATGGCATTGCCGACACCCTCAACGGTGGTCCCCGACTTCTCCGCCGCCTGCTGGAATCGGCTCAGGTTCTCCACGCTCACACCTGTCTTCTGCGACAGGTCGCGCATGTTGTCCGCGGCATCGATCGCGCCCTTGGCGAATGCCGCCACACCAGCAGCTGACAGGCCAGCGCCCAGGGCCAGCACGCCACCGGTCACGCTGCCCAGGATGCCGCCCAACCCGCCAAGCGCCTTGTTGGCCTCCATGCCGGCCTTCTCGATTCCCCGGATGCCCGCATTCAGCCCAGCCAACCCCGAGGCGTCGCCCTTGGCTGTGATCTTGAGGATGGCATCCAGGTTGGCCATCAGCTGTAGAGCTCCTCCAGGTAGGCGTCTTGCATGATGTCCAGATCGTCTAAAGCCGCCAACGGGTCGGCCACTGAGCACAGGCTAAAGAGCCACTGAATCGCGGCGGCGTCGATCCCGACTGGGCCCCTAGGCCCGAACTTCCAGCGTCGCCGTAGCCGCCAGAACATCATCACCACGTCCCAGTTCTCAGGCCACACCAGGAACGGCCCTGAGGGCTTTTCCAGCAGCTCGACGGGCATGGCGATGCCCAGCCCCTCGGCCTGCTCTGCCATCCGCTCAGTGTCGCCAGTGGTTGGGCCACCTTTCAGGAAATGCCGTGCGGCTTGTTCAAGGTTTTTTTTCGCGCACCGGTCAACGCCTCATTCCAGGCCGCAACAATCGCTGCGGCAAATTGCGCCCGAACAATCAGCTCCTGCTTCAGTCCTTCACTGAACTCCACTGGTTCGCCGCCTCTGTTCATGCCGCTCTTCCACCCAGCCCACACCTCATCGGCCAACTGCATGTCATCGATCATCCCCTCGACCGACTCACCGGCTGCGCTGGCAATCATCCGCTGACGGATGGCCTCGTTAATCTCATCAATTCGCGGCTGGGGGATATGCCTGAACAAGCCCACAAAGGACTCGGCTTTGTTGGTCCGATTGGACGGCTCGCCAAGCGTGACCGTCCATTCGTAGGTGTCGCCCTTGTCGATCTCAAACATGGTGCGCGGTGATGTGGTGAAAGATCAGAGTCGCCAGCCTGAGCCGCTGGGGTCAGGTGAACGCGAGTGTCATGGAATCGGTGGCACCGGGGGCGGCGTTCTTCGCCACAAATGGCAGCTGCAAGCCGTAGGTGCCGTCCAGGTTCACCTCGGTGGGCGCCCCGAACACGGCGTAGGGAATGGTCGGAATCACCCTGTTCCCGGCGGTCGTGCCGTGGGTCATCGTGATGGCCTGGCGGGTGCCCGACGTGCACAACGCGTAGGGGTTGAACGTTGCTAGGTCGGCCGGGCGCACGATGGTGATCGTGCCGCTGACCACGTGGTTCGTGATCTGGACCTCCGTGCTGCAGCCGGCGTAATCGCGGAAGAACAGCTCAGGCTCCAGTGCCAGAGTCATTGATTGCACGCACACCGCCAGGCCGCCGATGGTGGCCGTTGCGGTGTTGGCGGAATTGAACACCACCGGCGTCGCCTGGTTGCTGATCGTCGGCGTTGGGTTCGCAACGTTGGTGGGCTCGACGTAGATCCCGGTGCGGTTGAAGGTGATCCGGGGCACCTCGCCAGCGGTGAAGGTCAACTCAAAACCGCCACGGCAACCGAGCGCCTGGTGGCGCTGGCCATCGGCCCAGAACAAGCCCTCGGAAGATGCCAGGTTCTCACCGGTGACCAGGTTGTAGGTGTTGCTGGTGGATGCCGCCGTTGTCAGGTTCATGCCCGAACCCAGCAGCAGATGGGAGAACTTCGGCGCGGTGCCGGCGGTGCCGGATCCGCTGAGCTCGATGGGGATCGAGAGCTCCACCTTCCGTTGCGCAATCAACGGCGAAAGGGTGGAGCCGAACGATCCCTCAAGGATCGGCCGATCCAACGACTCCGCGGACAATGGCGTGATCGAGGCATCAGCGAGCACCACCAGATAGTCGCTGCCATTGGTCCCGGCCGTTGCGCCGTAGGTGGGTTCTGCCCTGCTGCAAAACAGCGTGTTCGCGTAACGAGCCATCAGAGATCACCAGGGGTTGTTTGGTCGGAAAGGGTGACCTGCTCAGCCGCGCAGACCGGCTCAGCTGCTGCGGTCTCCAGCACCCAGGCCTTGCCGTCGGCGGAGAGCACGAACTCCCCCGGCTCAGCGGGCGGCGGTGGCAGCGTCTTAGGGGAGGCCATTGGTCACGTCAAGCTGGAAGGTCTGATAGGTCACAGCGTAGGAACAGCGGAGAACCCCGATCTCGCCGCTCACCCGCTCAGTCTGGCGGCCGGTCGGGATGATCCCGACCACCCCCGGCAGGCTGGGCACGCCGGTGGCCTTGGCCATCAGCAGCTCATGCGCGGCCACCCAGATCGGATCGGCCAGAAGGGTGAGCGGCGTTCCGTTAATGAGGATGCCCACCTCCAGCGGCATGGTGGTGGTGAGCGTCTCGTTTGTCGTTGCGCTGTCGCTCTGGGTGTCCCAGTCGATCACAACGGCTGGCATCTCATTGCGGGCCAGCGCCTCGGCCCGGTCGCGGTAGACGGTGGCTGCGGCGGCGCCAGTAAGGCCGGCATCAAGGATCGCCTTGGCACCCGCGAGGATGACTTCGGATCTACTGGTCATGGCGTCGGATCCTCAGGCTTGGCATCGGAGTGGCGCCGCCGGCCGGGCAGGAGGCGGTTCACGGCGCCTTGGATGGGGCTGGGCACCAGCACGCCTAGGGCCCAGTTCCAGCGGCTTTCACAGGCCACCCACGGCGAGGGGGCCCGATACTCGCAGATGCCGATGTAGCCGGCGAGCATGGCAGCGGTGATCCAGGTCATAGCTGCCCCTTCCTCAGCCGGTCTTCGTGGTCGTCAAGGGTGGTTTTGTGCTGCGCAAGCATCTCCAGGATCCGCCCCTCGAAACTGCCCAGGCCCTTGGAGATGCTCCAAAGCGCCTTGACGGCAGAGCTGGCCAGGGTTGCCGTTGCCAGTCCGACGCCGGCCAGGGCGATTGTCTCGGCAACTCCCATCCTGTAGGCGGTAACTCTGCTCAGGCTAGGCAGGCTGAAGCGCCGCCACAAACTCCGCCGGGAGGCTGAACTGCGCTGCCAGCGCCGTCACCTCGGCCAGCAATTCGGTTGAGATCAGGTTGAGGCTGCCAGCAAGGGCCCAAGAGCCGAGAAACGTGCCAGGGCTCCCGTCTGCGGCTTTGCCCAGCCCAACACCAA